ATCAAGCGGAAACACCGATTTAGATTTGTTGTCAAATGGATTTAAATTCAGGTCGTCAACCGGTGGATTAAATGGCAGTGGCGGCACTTACATCTACGCAGCATTTGCGGAAACGCCTTTTTCTTTTTCAAGAGCTCGATGATGACTAGAAAACCACTTGATCCAGAAATTAGATTTTGGTCTCGCGTTGAAAAACGTGGTGATGATGAATGTTGGTTATGGAAAGGTTCATTTGACAAAGATGGCTATGGTCAAATGCGTAATGGTTTTCTTAAAATAAATGATCGCGCACATAGATTTTCCGCACGTTTACATTTTGGAGAATTGCCAAAAGATAAATGTGTTTGCCATAAATGTGATAATCCGTCTTGTGTAAATCCAAATCATTTATTTATTGCCGCACAAATAGATAATCAGGCTGATAAAGTACAAAAAAACAGACATGCTAAAGGTGAAATTCAAGGCCATAGCAAATTAACTGAAAAGCAGGTTTCCGATATTCGCAGCAGAATTGATGAAGGATACCAAACTTTATGTGATGAATATAATTTAGTTCCGTCAACTATTTATCGTATTTGGCGAGGACAATCTTGGAAACATTCTATTTCGAGGGCTCGATAATGTATTTTCTTTATAACAACCAACGGCTTGTCATGGATCAGCCGTTCACCATCGGTGACACAAACTACCCGCCAAACTTCTTGCGGACATCGACGCCTGAAGAACGCGCTGCGTTAGGTATTACAGAAATCATCGAGCAAATGCGCCCCGATGACCGGTTCTATTGGGTGACAGCCAATTTGGACGGTACGTTCAATTCGACCCCAAAAGATTTGGAACCCACCAAAAACGTGTTTCTCAACCAGATCGCTCAAACGGCTTATAGCCTGTTAAACACAACCGATTATATGGATTTCCGTCATTTGGCCGACAGCACCTACACACCGCCCGCCAATTGGGTCACATACCGTGCCGCCGTTCGGGCGTACATTGTCACGGCAAAGGCTGCAATTAACGCGGCAACAGACATTCCATCTTTAATAACGGCGGTTTCTGGGTTACAGTGGCCCGCGGCTCCTGATACGACAGTTTGAGGATAAAGAAATGAACGGTTTAATCGTTAACATTGAGCATACGGTCGAAGAAATTAACACGATTTTGCTGGCTTTGGCAAAGCGTCCTTTTGAGGAAGTAAACGACCTCATCGTTAAAATTCGCGGCGTTGCTACGCAGCAGATTGCTACGGCGCAAATTCCGGCTGCTCCGGTTCCTGAAATAGCCCCAGGAGCTACCGCTGAGGCTGGCTCAGACGTTTCGGTAATTTAATAATGTTGGGGGTGCAGGAGTTGATCGACATCGGCGGAGCAGCGATTATTGCAATGCTTGGTTGGTTTGCGCGGCAACTGCACGACAACAACCAAAAATTACGAGACGACCTTCAAACGCTACAAGTAACTCTCCCGACGGACTACGTTCGTCGGGATGAGTACGGTAAGACGATGGAACGGATCGAAGCCATTGTTGCCAAGATATTCGACAAATTAGACACCAAAGCGGACAAGTGACAGATGACCATCGACACCCGCCAACAGCTGCTTGCTCAGATTAACTCAGCAATTACTCTGAACGGCACGGGTGCGATCACTGGTCCGATCCTCAACAACATTCTCGATACGATGGTTAATTCGGCTTTGTTCAACACAGGAACATGGTCGCAATACACCAGCTATTACCCGCTTGATATTGTGTCGTATAACGGCGCGTCTTACATCGCCATTCTTCCAAACGTCAATATCACGCCAAACAATTCGACTTATTGGGCTGTGTTCGTTTCCGCCATCGCCCCCGGTGCAAGCGGCCCAAGCACGTCCGTCCAATTTAACAGCGCGGGTACTCTTGCCGGATCATCCAACCTTCTTTTTGACGGCTCTACATTAACCGCAAATGCTTTGCTTGTTTCAACGACCGCGACTGTATCAGGTTCGGTCAGCGCGGGCAGCGCGTCCATTACAGGTGCGGTTTCTGCCGCAAGCGCGACAATCACTGGCGCGTTAAATACATCGACGGCAGCTGTCACGACCAGCGCCACGATTAACGCCCTGACGCTGACAAGCGGAACTTCTCCTGCTTTACTTCTTCCAAACGCCACAGAAACAACGACAGCCTCGTCTACGGCGGCGACCGGCACAATCAATTTTGATGTGATCACTCAGTCAATTTTGTATTACACATTATCGTCTACCGGTAACTGGACCATCAATGTCCGCGGTAACGCATCCAATTCGCTTAACTCGTTTATGGCTACCGGTCAGACAATTACCATCGCTTTCTTAGCGACCAACGGATCAACCGGCTATTATCAAACAGCCTTCACGATTGATGGAACAAGTGTCACACCAAAATGGCAAGGTGGTACCGCGCCGACTTCCGGCGATACTAGCGCGTTGGATGTGTACACCTACTCAATTTTGAAAACCGGTAGCGCGACCTACACCGTTCTAGCTACCTTGGCAAAATTCCAATAAGGTCAACCCTACAGTCTTTTCAAAGCGAGGTACTACCCGATGCCTAACACAAACCTTAATCAAACAGCGCTTGACCCCTCGATGCTGGTAACGCTGCCACAGCGTTTGCGCGATAACCTTGGTAAAGAAAAGGTTTCTGAAAGCCAAAACCTCTTTGAAGCTGACTTTGAATACGGCACCCAGCCAATGCGTTGGGAGGCTTATACCATTGGCGGCGCAACGATCACCGCGGTATCAGGTCAAGGTGGTATCCAGATGTCTGTCACGGCTGCTGCCGGTGATTGCGCCATCCGTCAGACCCGTCCTTACATCCGGTATCAGCCGGGCAAAACAATCTACATGTCGTCTGGTTTCTTGTTTGGGACGCCTTACGCCAACCAGCGCCAGCGCGTCGGCTTCTTCGATGACGGTAACGGCATCTTCTTTGAGCAAGGCGATCCAACCACGACCAACCCATCAGGTATGGGGCTAGTCTATCGTTCTGACGTCGGCGGTGTTCCGGTCGATACCCGCATCAGCTATGAAAATTGGTCTGACCCGTACCAAATTAAAACGTCTATCAACTGGAACCAAATCCAGATGATTTTCATTGAATTTGCTTGGTACGGTGCCGGTCTTTTGCGCTGGGGTGTTGTGGTTGGCGGCGAACCTTATCCGCTCCACACCATTGGTATCGGTAACAAGTCTAGCCAAGTCGGTCCTTGGTCGCGTACTGGTAACATCCCTGTGCGTTACGAACTTCGTAACATTGCACCAATCACAACCGGTTCGGCTCCATACTCCATGTACCATTGGGGTGTTTCGGTTCTTGCTGAAGGCAAGATCGACACGCAGCGCGGCTTTACCTACGGCTACGGTATGTCGTCCAGTGCGCCTACCCGTAACGTGCCCGCAACCTCAACCCGTTACCCTCTTCTCACTGTTCGTTATCGTGCAATGGGCACGCTCGAATACGGCGTCGATAGCGCGTATAGCGGTGCCAACGGTACGCTTCCAACAAGCGGTGCGGCAATCTCTACAACACCAACTTCTTCGGTTGCTGTGCTGACCGGTTCTTCAATTTCCGGCACAACGCTTACGGTTGGTGCGGTTACTTCAGGAACTGTTACCATCGGCCAGACCGTTACCGGTGTTGGCGTAACGCCCGGAACGGTGATTTTGAGCGGCAGTGGTTCGACATGGACGGTCAACAACAGCCAAACTGTTGCGGCAGAACCTTTCTACCTTGCTGGAACAGTGATCACCGCATCGGCAGCTACTTGGACGGTAAACCAGTGGGCAGGAAAGTACGTGTTCGCTCGCGGCGCAACAATGGCTATTGCCAGCATCACTGTGTCGGGCACAACCGCTACAGTCACAACAACGCCTAACCCTAATTACCTAACTTCGGGGCGTTATTTGACAATCTCCGGCGCGACCGGAAACACGTCAGTTAACGGCACGTTCCAGATCACGGTAACTGGCGCAAACACTTTTACCTATACCGCGTCCACTATCACGACCGGCGCAGTAGGTGGCACCATTGTAGCCACTCAAGGCCAAGGTGGAATTGGTCGTGTTTCGTACAACACAGCCACTGCGCTGTATGTCGTCGATAACGTCAATTCTGAAGCCCCAATGGCGTTTACCCCTGCCTCCGGCGGTAATTACATCCTTGGTGAAATTGACCGCGGCCAAATCCTTCCGCAGACATTGCAGATTTTCTCTGCTGCAAATTGCACGTTGGAATTGATGGCTTCAACTTTCTATTCACCTGTTGCAGTTAGCGGAACGCAGTTCAGCTTCAACACCATGTATTCACTTGGCTCGTTAAACAGCTTTGTGGAACGTGACGTATCGGCTACCGGAACAACGTCCGGCGGTGAAGTGGTTTACAACGCCCCGCTCCCTTCGGGTGGTTTGCAGACTTACGATTTGACATCGTTCTTCCCGCTCTACACCACAGTCCAAGGCAATATGCCTGATATGTTGACCATCGCAATTACGAACCCATCGGGTTCGGCTATTGCTGTCGGCGCGTCGCTTATTGCTCAGGAAGCTATGTCGTAAGGTGGTTAATGGACCCGTTTTCTCTCATCATCGGCGCGACCGCACTTTATAATACGATTAAGTCCGCCGTCGATGCGGGGCACGACGTAATGGAGACCGCTGACAAAATCAGCGATCTCTTTACGCATGTAGGCCAAATTGTTGCCGCGGCTTCTGAACCGCGTAAAAAGAAACTGTTTCAGTCTCAAGCCGAGTTTGAGGCCGAAGCGGTTAAACTGTATTCGATCAAGGCAAAAGCCAAAGAGATGCAGTTTGAAGTGCAAAATATGTTTGTCGCCCAATATGGTCGGCCAGCGTGGGATGCTATTCAGCGAGAAGTAATTGAAATGCGGAAAGACGCTGCACGTCAAGCCGCAGAAGAAGAAAAGCACAAAAAGGAAGTTCAGGACGATCTTGTCATGGTTGGTACAATTATTGGATGTTTGGTAATTGGTATTGGTGTTATCGGCGTCATCCTTATGTTTACGGTGAAATAATGCTTCAAGCTTTCAAACATATGTTCACAGGCGTGGACAACACAACTTGGGATATTGGCCGTATTTTGTGGGCCAAAATGGCGTTGGTTTACTGCGTCGTCAGCGCGTATCATGCAGTGATGCACGGTGCTTTTGATCCCCAAAATTGGGCGATTGGCGCAAGTGCTATTCTTGCTGGCGGTGGCGGCGGTTTAGCTTTGAAATCCAAAACGGAGCCAAACAATGTTTCTTCTTCTTAATCCGGTTACGCGCTACATTCTTCTCGTTCTAGGCGCAGCGCTCATTGTCATTGTCGGCTATGCTTCGTGGTCGAGCCATCTCGAACAAATTGGCGCGCAAGCTGAGAAAGACAAAGAAGCGGCGATCGCAATCCAGCACGAGCAAACGGTCAACGCCGAAGCAGCTGCTGTCGATCAAACTGTTTCAAAAGACGCGACACCGCAAGACACCCTGCAAAAACAATGGAGCCAACCATGAAGCGTTTATTGTTGCTCGCCATGTTGCCGCTGGCTGCTTGTATGCCAAAACCGGAAACCAAGATCGTCGATACGTCGTGTGATTGGGTGAAGCCGATCTTTGTGCGTAAGGCCGATAAACTTACCAACCAAACAGCACAAGAAATTCTTGCCCACGATGACAAGTGGAAAGAAATCTGCGGAGTAAAATAATGACTGCCAATAATTGGGAACAATGCTTTGCGCTCATCTTGAAAAACGAAGGTGGTTTTGAAGATGACCCCCATGATCCAGGTAATCGCTTGCCTGACGGTCGCGCCGGTTGCACCAATTTTGGCGTGACCCAAGCCAACTGGGAGAATTTCGTTGGTCACGAAGTAACCCACGAAGATATGCGGGCATTAACCATAAATGACGTAAACCCTTTCTACCGGAAGCGTTACTGGGATACGATCAAAGGCGACGATCTGCCAATGGGTGTGGATTATGCAGTCTTTGATTTTGAGATCAACAGCGGTGGCCGTGCGGCGAAAGCCCTTCAGTCGTTTCTTGGTGTTACAGCCGACGGGCAAATCGGGCCAGCCACGGTTGCTGCTGCTGAAGCGGCAGACGGTAGCGAAGTTGTTGCAGCAATCTGCGAAACAAGATTAAACTACTTGAAGACACTTTCCGATTGGGGCCGGTACGGCAATGGCTGGGCCAATCGCATCGAGCGCGTCCAAGACATTGCAACCAAGATGGTGGGGTAAATGGCAAAACCCGGTCTGTATGCAAATATCAACGCCAAGCGCGAACGTATTCGTAAAGGGTCGGGCGAGAAAATGCGTTCGCCTGGATCGTCTGGCGCACCAACCGCCGAAGCGTTCCGTAAATCCAAACGTACAGCCAAGCGCAGCCGGAGGAAGTAATGGCCGAACGCAAGAAGGGTCCAAGTTTATCGGTTGGTCGCGGAGAGAAACTCTCCGTTAGTCGGGGTGGCGGCTTAACGGCTAAAGGTCGTAAGAAGTATAACCGCTCGACCGGCAGCAACTTGAAAGCGCCGACCAAAGATCGCAGCAGCCCGCGCCACAAATCATTCTGCGCCCGTTCCAAAAAATGGCGTGGCGAACGCGGCAAGGCCGCACGTCGTCGGTGGGGTTGCCGCGGATAAAGACATATTGTCAAAAGACAGTTTGTCAATTATATCGGTCTTATGTTCGATTTTAAACGATTCTTGACCGACCACTGGAACAATGCAGATCATCTGCATAGTTTTCTTGCGACCTACGGTATGAAGTACCAGCGGGCCACGCTGTACAAGTGGTTTTTACGCGAGAACATTCCGGCAGAAGGGTTCGCCATTGTTCTTTCCTTGCTTGAGATCGATTCTGGCAAACCGGTGAGTATCGCCGGTTATATGAAAGACCCGACATGAATTATGTGTTCGAGCTGATTCTTGACGGGGAGCCAGTTGGCAAAGGTCGCCCAAGATTTTCTCGCGCCACCGGCCATACCTACACCCCAGAAAAAACAGCGCGTTTTGAAGAACGGCTGGCGTGGGCCGCGCAAGATGTAATGCGCCGCCAGCCGCTGCTCGAAGGCGCACTCCACATGGAAGTGTATGCCTACTTCTCCATTCCAGCGTCCAAACCAGCCAAATGGAAAGACGCCGCCAAAGAACAAGGTATCCGCCCCACCAAAAAACCCGACATCGACAACATCGTCAAAGGTGTGGCCGACGCGCTGAACAAAGTAGTATATGTGGACGATACTCAGATCGTTACCCTGCTGTGCGGCAAATATTACTCCGACCGACCGCGCATTGAAATTTTTATTAAAAAACTTGATTGACAACCTGTCCTTCTAGTTTTATGTCTTACGAAACATCGATACAGAGGGCTAGTTGCCATGACACCAATGCCGACACAAATTACGGGGGCCAAATTCTTAGCCGCCCGTCACCGTGCGCTTCTCGCGGATGAACCCCGCGTCGGAAAGACCGGAGCGGCCATCATTGCCGCCGATATGATTATTGCCAAGAACATAGATGTTATTACGACCGCATCTGGCCGCGCTGTCTGGCGCCGCGGATTTGCGACGTGGAGCAACCTTGGTCGCACGGTCGGTATCATGGGCGTCGATAAAAACGCCGCCGACTGCGATGTTCGTATTTTTTCCTATAACGGCGCGGCGACATTTGCTTTCCGGCGCAACAACGATCTGGTGATCCTCGATGAATCTCATAACTGCAAAAACCCTGAAGCGAAACGCACCGAAGCCATTTTGGGCAAATCTATGGGCGGCGGCGCAAGAATATTTGATGCCTACGCCTTTGTTCGGTCGGACACGCGGGCGTGGTTTCTTACAGGCACCCCGCTGCCGCACGACCCTTCAGATATATGGACGACCATGCGTTCATCATGCCCAGACCGGCTTCTCGCTGACAATAACCGTGGATGGCCGAACGTAACCAAGTTTGAGGATTTTCGTCACCGGTACTGCATCGTTCGGATGAAGAAAATCTCCAACTTCAACAAGATACCTGTGGTTATCGGGGGCAAAAACGAAGGCGAATTGCGCGAGCGTTTGGGTGACTTTATCTTGCGCCGCACGCAGAGCGATATTGGCATCCGGCCACCGGTGTTTGAACTGTTTCCGTTGATCGTGTCGCCCGCTGTTCGCAAGCAAGTTGATGGCGATTTGAAGAAGGTAGCTATTTTGAAAGCTGCCGAGAACGGCGACACCAAATTGCTTGAAATGGAACTTGGTCCGCTTCGTCGCCTCACCGGCAACATCAAGGCGCAAGCTGTGGTCGAGGCCGTCAAGGAAGAGTTCGACAATGGCTTAGACAAGATCGTTTTGATGTATTGGCACAGGGAAGTAGGTGACATTCTTCAAGCAGGACTTGAAAAGTTCAAGCCGCTTCGGATTGATGGTTCTACCCCTACACCAGAACGTGAGCAATTTGAGTTAGCGTTTAGAAATAATAAAGAAAATCGCGTTATGCTTGGGCAAATTCAGGCGGCGGGCGAAGCGGTGGATTTCTCGTCAGCCAACGAACTTTGGTTTGTAGAGACATCGTTCACACCCAAAGATCAGGCGCAAGCAGCCATGCGAATTACGAATGTGAACCAGACCCGCAACACGTTTGTGCGCGTCTGTTGCATAGAAGGTTCAATAGACGAAGCCCTTCAAGCTTCCCTTTTGAGATTATGGACAGCAATCAAAGGAGTGATCAGATGATTAAAACCGAATTTATTATTTTACCGACACAAGATGTTACTGACGCATTAGAGCCGTACCTTAAATTTTTTAATTGGACTCAAATTACAGTTCGTATTGACGCGTATAATCTTAATTATCGGCTATCTGCTCCTACCCCGACCGCCGATTTGACGGAACCGGAAACTGAAGTTTCCGGCTATTCAATGCCGGTCAATTTGGCTGATTTGGTCACAGAGACGACTGAACCACCGGTTGAAGAACCGAAAAAACGCCGTACGCGCAAAGCCAAAGAAGAACCCGCGCCAGCGCCGGTTGCCGTACCGGAGATTGATGAACAGGACGCAGATGACGAAGCAGCGGAAGCGTCGAGCGATGTTTTAACCCATGATGACGTTCGTATCTGGGTAGGTGCGTACACAAAGAAATTTGGGATTGTTGCGGCGCAAAAGAATATTCCTACTCTTATTGGTTGCGCTATTGCCGATATTCCAAACGATCAAAAAGCTTTGGGCGAAGCAATTTATAAAATTTCTACGGCTCTGTCGGAAAATTTAAGTGAAGATTGGAACGCACAAATAGAAAAAGACTTAGAAACCAGTCTTTTTGACGATGTTGGTGAGCCAGAAGATGAGATTACCGAGCAAGATGTGCGCGATGCTCTCATGGTCTACGCCAAGAAATACGACGTGGACGACAAGATGGTTAACACCTTGATTGATGGGCCGGACATTTTGAAGAAGACTTTCGGGCCAACGGTCACGGCGCTTCGCTTGATGCCTAAAGACCCTGCATCGCTCAAGAAAGCGTATGACGCCATTATCGATGCAACCGAAAACAACTGGTACAACCGTAAGGTGCAAGCATGAGCGCACATTCTGACCGTTTCCACGCACGTTGGTCTGCCAGCGCCACGGCAGCCAACTGGACGTGCGCGGGCCGGATGGCGATGGTCTCTATTGCCCCAGATCAGAAAGACAGCATCTACGCGGCGGAAGGCACCGCCGCGCACGAAATATCCGAGAAAGCACTTCGGGGTGACAAAAATTGTCACGCTTACCTTGGTGACGTTCTCAAGGTCGGCAATTTTGAGATCGAGATCACCGAGGAGATCGCTGATTCAGCCCAGACCTACGTTGATTACGTCGTGGAGCAAAGCAAGGACGCGCTGCTTTTCTTGGAAGAGCGCTACACCCTTGACGACCTAGACCCACCTTTTGAGGCGGGCGGGACGTGTGACGCGGTGATCTTAAACGCCAATTCCGGTATCTTGGAAGTGGTTGATCTCAAGCACGGCAAGGGCATCGTCGATGTCAACGAGAACAAGCAGACGCGGACCTATGCGCTGATGGCTCTCTTGAATGCGCCGAAGGAACTGTCAAGCAAGATCGACTACATCAAGGTCACGATTGTCCAGCCTCGCGCCTATCACAAGGACGGGCGCATCCGTAGCGAGACGTTCCATTTAGCGGAACTGATCGAATGGACGGCTGAACTGCTCAAGGCCATGGGTCGGTCGAAAATTGCGCTTGAAGCGTTTGACAAGATCAATGGCAGCCGGACACTCTTTGACGAATGGGCTGAAAAGTCGCTTACGACCGGCAACTGTGCGTTCTGCCCCGCAGAAGGTATGTGCCCAGCCCGACGCAAAAAGGCACTCTCGGTAGCACCTGAAATTGCAAGAACATGGTTTGAAGACGTGACACTGGAGACAGCACCTATGATTTCCAATACCGTACCGGCGTTATCACCGGATGAACTATCCCACATCCTTGACGGACTCGAAATGTTGGAGGATTGGATAAAAGCAGTTCGTGCGTCAGCGCACGCAACAGCTGAACAAGGAATAAAAATTCCAAATTACCAATTGGTAGAAAAAATTGGTAACCGGAAATGGGCAGCAGACGAAGAAAAAATTATTTCTGATTTAAAATCAAAAATAAAATTGTCTGACGATCAAATTTTTCAAAAAAAATTATCGTCGCCCGCACAAGTCGAAAAAATTATTGGCGCAAAACGAAAAGGAGAACTGGAAAATATGTGGCACAACCCGATTACCGGAACAAATTTGGTATCGGAGAAAAAAACTACCCGTCCGGCTGCTAAAGCCAAAGAATCTTTTTTTGAAAAACTATGAGGAATAGAGAACATGGAACGTTCAAGTGATTTTAAGACCCCGCTCTGCCGCGTATCGTTTGCCGGTAGCCTTTTCACGCCACGCGCACAGCAAGAAGGTGCAGTACCAAAATACGGTTGCACGCTGATCTTCGACAAGACGTGCGACCGCAGCGTGATGGACGCCGCCGTCAAGCAAGTCCTGATTGCCCAGTGGGGTGACAAGGGTCTGGAGCGTGCAAAAGCCGGATTGATCAAGTCGCCATTCTTGGATGGCGCCGGTAAGGAAGCCCGCAACAAGAAGACTGGCGAACTTCACCCAGGCTTTGGCCCTGACGTATTTTTCCTTCGCGTTCAGTCCGTCCGCGCGCCAACGCTTCGCTACCGGTCAGAACACGTCCCCGCAACCGAAGACGAGATCTATTCGGGTTGCTACGGCAAGGCTGTGCTGAACGCGTTCGCATGGACCAACCCGCAGAACGGCGACGGCATCTCTTTCGGCATCCAATTCTTCCAGAAGATCAAGGATGGCGAGCGGCTGGGCGGCGGTGGCGGTGTCAACGCAGCATCTTGGATGGAAACTGTTCCAGACGAGGGTGATGCCCCTGAAGCAACCCGTTCCGGCGCTGGCGCTGGCGGTTTGTTTGGTAGCTGATGTAACCGGTGCGGGGCAACCCGCACCACCATTTTTGGGAGATTAAAATGACAATTGAAGTATATGCGATTGATAAGTTCAAGGATCATAAGGCTGATATGATACTTCATCAGACGGAAATACCGTCACAAGAAGCTGCTTTTGCGTTCACCCTGTTAGAAAAATCCTCTGCACTTTTGTTGGTAAATCCTGACGGAGAGGATAGTGCCGGAAGGGCAAAATGGAAACTTTTGCCTGTAGAAGATGTGGTTAAACGGGCGTTTGATTTAGCTGAAGCTGCCTACAAAGAAATGCGTGACCGCCAACTTTGGGTAGCTGCGCCGGATATTTCCAAACTTGTAAAGGTGCTTAAAAATGATTGATAGTATGAATCCAACCGACAAAAAGACGGATGGTATCAACACAAGCGACATGATGAAGCTTCTCGACCGGATCGAAGTTCTGGAAGAAGAAAAAGCCGCGATTGCCTCCGACATCAAGGATGTGTGGGCAGAAGCCAAAGGCATGGGTTTCACCAAAGAACTTCGCAAAGCTTACGCCATCCGCAAGATGAAGCCGGATGAGCGGCAGGTTTTGGGTGTTTACGTTCAAGCCCTTGGGCTATTCGACTGATGGGTAACATCATACTTTGGACGGAACTCGCCGTCGCCAAGCTGAGAAAGCTTGCAGAGAAAAACTACAGTGCGCGTGAGATCGCACAGATGTTGGGGCCGGAGTTCAGCCGCAACTCGGTGATTGGTAAGATGCACCGCATGGGCTTGTCGCGGGGGTTAACCCCGCGGCTGCCGAACAAAGAACCGGAGAGAGTGGTAAAGCGTTCTCCACCGCCTGAGCCGATGCCAAAAATTACAAGGCAAAAGCCAGATCTAAAACTTCCCACGGTTGAAACCGACACCAGTAATGTGGTTTCTTTCATGGACTTGAAGGCTAGGATGTGTCGGTATCCGGTATCAGGTGAAGGGTTCGGGTTCAACGCAAAGTTTTGTGGCAATCGGACGGACGAGGATCACTCTTGGTGCGACGATCACCGGAAGATTGTTTACATCAGGGGATCGGAAGCAAGGCGTCATGGGGAAGAGATCGAAGTTCGACAGAAACCCTCTCGACTTTTATCCAACTCCGGCAGCAGCAATTTCGATTTTGCTAGGACACCTAGATAAAAATACGACTTTCGTCGAACCCTGTGCAGGTGATGGCCGTCTTGCCGATATGCTCGATCTTGCCGGTCATACCTGTTCTTATACCTCCGATCTGGAGCCTCGTCGCCAAGACATACGGTGCCTCGATGCTCTCGATCTGACGGAAGTCCATTGTCTGTTCGCAGACATGATTATTACCAACCCGCCGTGGTCACGCAGCGTGTTGCATCCCATGATCCTGCACTTCAGCCGACTTCGACCGACATGGCTTTTGTTCGATGCGGACTGGGCCTACACCAAGCAAGCCAAGGCGTACTTGCCGTATTGCGTGGAGATGGTGGCGGTGGGTCGGTTGAAGTGGATCGAGGGATCGCCGCACACCGGCAAAGACAACTGCGCTTGGTATCTCTTCGACCGGCATGAAAACCATCATGCCAAATTCCACGGGATGAAAAAATGAATTTGATGGAAATCTTAGAACGGGCAGCAAAGCCCATGCAACCAACCACACAGGAGACTACAATGCCAGTTAATTTAGCCGATCGCAGCCGCACCCACGGTAATTACAAAGACACCGCAGCTCTTAGCCAGTCCATCAAGGACGTGCTTCGCAGCGGAAGAAATTGGTCAAGTCTGACCGACAGCCAACGTGAATCGTTGGAATCCATTTCGGTCAAACTGGCGCGTATCCTCAACGGCAACGCCAATTTTCGTGACCATTGGGACGACATTGTTGGTTACGGGCAGCTCGCAGCCGACAGTGTTACACCAACCATGCCGCAAATATCGGCGGACATCGCGCAAGCAATAAACGAAACAAACTGACATCAAAGCGGGGCGTAACAGCCCCGCCCTTTCAGGAGCGACTCATGCCGGGATTTAGAAGCAAAAAATTGATAACCAAACGCCACGCTGATGATGTAACCGTAGCCGATTTAATTCGGCTACGGAAAGAAAACGAAGAGTTGAAAAAACAAATGGAAGAAACCGCTGACGTGGTTGCGGATTTGCGGGATGAAATAAAATGGTTATGGGAAGTGCTTAGCCTTCATAGACTGACTTTTAATCTTTACGCGAACTATAACCCTGACGCTAAATTTCCTGAATTGATATATCCTAAACGCCCTGAAAAGAGACGGCCTGAACTTGAATTAAAAGAAGATCCAAAATGGAAAGCGTTGAAATAAGAAGCCGCATTGAAGGAGGGTGAGTGATGAAACTCTACGTCGATGTGTATGAATCACACACAGAAGCGTACACACTAAAAGTAGCATCGGATTGGTATGCAACCGAGTTTTATGTCGAACCGCCAAAACAACGATTTTGCTTTGATACCGACGAGATCGAAAAAGCGGGGCTTGTTATTGATCGTGCGTTGATAACAAATGATGTTGATGAACCAAATACCCGGTCAGAACAAAAGTGGGTGGATGATGCCCGAAAGACATTGATTGAAGACCCGCGATGGAAAGCGCTGAAATAAGGGAAACACGATGTGTGAGTTCTGGTTTATCACTTGTATCACAAGTTTAATGTCAGCGTCGTTTCTAGCTTATGTTCTGCATAAATACGAAAACAAGAAAAAGTAATGTCCCTGATTTTTGACTTTGAAACACGCAGCCCCGTCGATCTTCTCGACCGTGGTATGTATGTTTATGCCGAGCATCCACTGACAGACGCACTTCTTGCCTCGTTCAAGATGAGCGGCCCCAACGATCTATGGACAGGACCGGAAGGTGTTTGCCGGTGGAAACGCGGCGAGCCATGTCCTGACTATCTTCGTGCCTATGTCGAAGCCGGTGGCGAGATTTGCGCCCACAACGCGGCGTTCGAACGCATCATCTGGTGGAACGTGATGGTGCCAAAGCACGGCTGGCCCAAGCCGAAATTGGAGCAGTTCCGTTGCACCGCTGCAACCGCTGCGGCCATGGCGTTACCGCGTTCGCTTGATCGGCTCGGTGATGCGCTGGGTCTCAAGACAAAGAAGGATAAAGCGGGCAGCGGACTGATAAAAATCCACTCGGTGCCGCTTGGGTTTGATAACGAAGGAAAGCCCGTCTGGCACCCGTTGGCGGACGATCCGGCCTCGCTGGAGGCTTTCCATCAATATTGCGATATCGACGTTCTATCCGAAGAAGAAGCCCACCACCGGCTTATCCCGTTATCGGACGCAGAGATGGAAGTCTATTGGCTGAACGAACGCATCAACGACCGCGGCTTACGGATCGACGTGCGCTCCGCACACGCCGCACTTGAACTGGCAGAAGAAGCCAAGGCGAAGATCAATAAAGAATTGTACGACATCACGGGTGGCGCAGTCCCCGCCGTGACGCTTACCGGTCGCATGAAAGAATGGGTTCACAAGCAAGGTGTGCCGATTGCCGCGATGGATAAAGACGAGATCGACGAGACATTAGCAACCGAACTCCCCGACAATGTTCGCCGTGCGCTCGAACTCCGCATCGAGGGCGGTAAATCCTCGGTCGAGAAAATCGCCGGAATGTTACGCTCGACGACAAAAGACGGAACCATCAAAGGTGTTTTCCTCCATCATGGTGCTGGTCAATCCGGTCGTTTCTCGTCCCGCGGCGCGGTGCAAGTCCACAATATGCCTCGCCCCCGAAAAATCTTCGAAGATGCTCATGTCCGCCGAGATGTTCTGTTCGACGCCATTCGTACTGGCGACCCAGACGTTCTCAATCTGATGTATGGCGACGTTCTTGGTCGGCCACTCCATTTGCTTGCCGATGCCTTGCGGTCTTTCATCTGGGCATCACCAGATCATAAACTGATTGGTGGCGACTTTGCATCCATCGAAGGGCGGATAACAGCTTGGTACGGACGCGATGAGTGGAAGCTACAAGCTTATCGTGACCTTGATGCTGGCGTAGGCAAAGGTATTTATGAAACTACGGCTGCCGGTATTTACGGGATTCCGGTTGATTCTGTTAATAAAGCGCAACGCCAAGTCGGTAAAGTGGCAGAATTGGCTTGCGTAGCCGAAGGTACGTTGGTGTTGACCCATAACGGAGCCAAAGCTATAGAGGAGGTGTCGTTAGACGATCTTTTATGGGATGGTGTAGAATGGGTGAAACATCAAGGCTTGGTAGACCGAGGAATCCGGGAGACTATCAACGTGTGCGGTATAGAAGCAACGCCGGATCATTTGTTTCTGGTGGGGACAAAGTGGCAAAAGGCGAACCATATCGCTTTAAGCAAAAATATCCTTTACCGAGCGTTGGCGACAGGTTCGGAGAACTTACCGTACTTGGGGTTGAACGGGTTAAACAAGGGGCGTGCTTTCAAAACCTCATTCGTGTCCAATGCTCTTGTCAAGCGGACCCGCATCTTGTTGACTCCCACAATATGCGCAAAGGGTCGTCTACTCGCTGCGCTAAATGCGCTAGAAAATCTGCGGGGTTCTGGCGAAAAGGTTTCTATAAATACGCCGATGCGTGCCCAGATGACGACCATCGGCGTCGACTTCTTAACCGGTTATCCGCTTGTAAAAACAGGTGCCACAACCCGAACGATGCCGGATACCCTAATTATGGGGGTAGAGGTATTAAAGTCTATGAACCGTGGCTCAACGATAAAGCCGCGTTTTTACGGTACGTCGTTCAACTTGAGGGTTGGGATCAACCTCGTCTCGAATTGGATCGCATTGACGTTAACAAAGGTTACGAACCCGACAATCTTAGATTTATTACTAGAAAAGCTAACATCAATAACCGCAGGTCGGTTCAAGAACTACAACGCCGAGTCATTGAACTTGAGGCACGTTTACGACATTGCACATGTGGGGCCGCGCAATCGGTTCACGATCATAACCCCATCGGGTTGTTTGATTAGCCATAATTGCGGTTTCGGTGGTGGAGTCGGCGCCCTTTCGCGCATGGCACGATCAAACCGGTTAGACCTTGCCACCGTTTACCCCTCTTTATGGGGCATCACCGAGAAAGATAAACGCGAACAGGCTGTAGAGCGTTATGAACAAAACAAGGAACGCGGTGACAGCACAGCAAACGAGTTGTCCCGTGAAGCTTATGTAGCCGCTGAACTCGTAAAGTCCGCTTGGCGTATCAAACATCCGGGCACTGTCCAAGCTTGGCGTTCCTTGATGGAGGCCGCTTTCACCGCCACCAATAACCCCGGCGTCACGGTTCATGCTGTGGGTGTCCCCCACGCTCGTTATCTTGTCGCTCATGGTTTTTTATGGCTCCAGCTGCCGTCCGGTCGGTGTCTTGCTTATGGTATGCCGGAAATTCGTCCGGTGGAAGTCCCTTGGGCGGACAAGAATCAGGAACCAGCCAAGCGGGAAAAACAACCGGCGGTTACCGTCCGTGGTGTCGGAGCCAACAGCGCATGGACACGTTATCCACTGAATATTTCGATCTGTTACAACAATCTTGTGCAAGCTACAGCAAGAGATTTGCTTGTTCATGCCATGCACAATGTGGAGAAAAACGGCTACCCCATTCGTATGCACGTCCATGACGAAATAGTCTCGGAATGTCCAAATTCGTTCGGATCAGTAGAAGATTACGAACGCCTTATGTCTGAAGCGCCAAACTGGGCAGACGGTCTCCCATTGGCCGCTTCCGGTTTCACTTTAAAAAGATATGCAAAAACCTGATTGACAAGTCTCGCAGTAACGTAATACGTTTCTTTCATCGCAGAAGGGAGAAACAATGCGACCGGGTTATAATACCAAATCTGTCACGCTACGCGTGCCAGCAATTATCCGAGAAGAAATCAATAAACGTATTACAGAAAATTTCGGTCAGACCGAAGTTATTCTGGAAGCACTTTGTATTGCTTTCAACATCCCGCATCCACGTCCACGTAAACAGAAAAGGCAAGAAACAGATGAAACAAGATAAAAAAATGGACCGTCGTAATGAGTTAATTGAAGAGTTCCACAAAGAACTCGCCCGCACCTGTCTGGTGTTTTTGGAAGCCAATCTGGAAACCGACAAAAGAGAACTTACCGCTTGCGTGATGGCAGGTCTTACTACATTTCTTGTCGAGTCGTCTCTTGAGTCAGGTATGAAACCCGATAAGCTTAGAGAAGGTGTCGAAGTAACAATTGCGCTACATACATTGGGGATATTAGGCAAATGAACCAAGAGACCCGAAGCGCCATTCTTGAATTGGCAAGAGATTTTGTCGGTAGAATAAACAAACTGGATGACAATTTCTTTTCTACCATCGTTATCACCCATAACGCGGACGCTGTTGTTGTGGGTAACGATAACCCGCTCAATGCGTTAGCCGCATTGTCGCACGGTTTTAATGATGCAGCTATGTCAGCCACAGACATAGAAAATTTTATCTACGCTGATACTGTCCGACACTAAAAAAGACCCGCTGCGGGGAGAGACGCAGCGGGCCAGTCGGGAGGTGTTGAAAGAGCGAGATCGAAGCAAGGCAATCTAGCATGAAGAATATACAATCTGTTGTGCGGAAACGCAACCCGTCCCCCATTAGTGGGGACAGGACATGAATGTCCATCCCAATCTGTCACGCTTCGCCCAGCACGCCGAGTTGTTGGTTAATAACGGTTGGCGTCCAATCCCCGGCTACGCCGACACGAAGCGACCATCGATCAACGGTTGGGACGTATATAATTCCCGCCAGTGGGAAGCGGATGAGTTGCAAAGCATGATCCGCGGTCGCGGGCAGGAAGAAGGACAGGTCATCTGTCTCGCCATCCAGCCCGAACTTGTTGCCATCGACATCGACATAGAGAACGAAGAACAAGCCAGACAAATCGGTCTCCTTTCAGTGGAGTATCTTGGCGGAACGCCACTTGTTCGTATTGGTCGCCATCCGCGCTATCTGGTAATTTACCGCAACGACGGCAGCATCCGCTCCCGCAAACTTCACCCCATCGAAATTTTTGCCGGTTCCGGTCAGATCGTCGGCTTCGGCTACCACGCCAAGGCCGGACGCGATTATCTTTGGGAGTACAATTCGCCATTAGACCTAACGACCACAAGCGACAAAATCCCGATCATCAGCAACACGCAACTGGAAGCTTTTCTGAACGCTTGCTGGACAATCGTCGAGCGAAAAGCAAATGTGCGTGACGATTGGGTTGAGCCGGTATTCGTTGGCGGTGATCGGGCAACGGATCGGCTCCAAGCGTTAGAGGTGATCAACACGGCGGCGGAAGCGCTCGCATTGTCGCCGGAAGGCAACCGGAACAACGCCTTATTCCATGTCTCCTACATCGCTGGGCAAGCCATCGCCGCCGGTCTCGTTCAGCGCGACGAGGCTGAACTGATCATCATCCACGCGGCGGACACGTCTGGTCTTGGTAATGACGATGGTCGTCGCAGCATACAGGCGACCATGCGGTCAGGTATCATGCAAGGCGGCAATAATCCATTTTTCGTCACAGGTCAATGGTATGAAAAAAGCGAAATCTCAAGCGAGACAACAGGCGAGACACCCGTTGACGGGAAGGCGGAAAATCAAGATTTTGAATTTGACGATGAGCGACCGTTCACTTTTCCGCCATCCCTGATCAAGGGTTTATTGCCCCGCAACGGTATTGCTTTCATCGGCGGCCAGTCCGGCGCCGGTAAAACATTTATCGCTATTGATCTAGCGGTTGCGCTCGCTACCGGGCAGACTTTCTTTGGTAAACGGATCAAGGAAAACGTCGGCGTGTTGTTCGTCGCCGGTGAGGGAGCGGAAACAATCCAACCACGCCTCACCATCGCACGCATGGCTCGCAACGTTGAAAGACCACTTCCAATTGCATGGACCGGCAAATTCCCTGATTTTACACGCAGCGAAGATGTCAAGGCGTTCATACAAAAGCTGAAAGGCTTGAAGGCCAGAATGCTGAAACAATACGGTGTTCGTCTCGGTGCCATTGTTGTTGACACATTAGCGGCGGTATTCGCGTTACAAGATGAGAATGACAATTCCGAAGCATCCAAGATAATTCGGGCAATGAAGGTAATCGGGGATGCGTTGGATGTTTTGATCCTCCCCATCCATCATTATGGCAAAGGGGCAGAGACGGGCTTACGGGGCGCGTCAGCGTGGCGGGGCGGCAGTGATGCGGTGTTATCCATCACCGCCGAGCGGAACCAACTGACGGGCATGGTAAGCGAGCATAAATTGTGGCTCGCTAAGTCCCGTGTGGGTGAAGAAGGGCCGGTCGGTGATTTTAACTTACGTACCATGTTGTTGGGTGTTGATGAGGATGGCGATGAGTTGACGAGTTGCTACGTCGTGCCAACGGCGGCAATCAAGGTGACAGTAGCCGAGCGTCGGGAGAATGAGGTCATCGCCATCGACATGTTATCGGTTGGAGAATGGCGGTCGGACTTCCGTTCAGAGCAGTGGGCGGGCTTGGCGATAGCAGAAGCGTTTGGCTTTGATGCGTCGGATAGAAGACAATCGGGGCAGATTAAAGACATCATACGACGTTTAATTTCAGAAAAAAAATTGCGTGAAGTCGTTAAAAATGATTCAAAACGTATGCCTAAGAAGTTTATAGAGGTCGTAAAACAGGACAAGTTGTCCGAAAACACTGCGGCAAAGGACAGCCTGTCAGGGGTTATGGGTTTATTTGATTAAAAGGTATTAAAATAAGTTTACTGCGGCAGAACTGCGGCACTGCTAACCCATTGAAAACATTGGGTTGTGCCGCAGTAAAATTAAGTGCGGCAGACTGCGGCAAATATTGCGGCATTGCGGCCTCAGCTTAGTACGTGCTTTTGCCGCAGTTATAGCACACCCCTTAAGGGGTGCTAACTGCGGCAGCGGCACTAGCGAGGAAAGACAAGATTTAATTAAAAAATATAAAATTGGATTTTCAGGGACAAGGTGTCTCGCGGGTGCGCCGCGGCGGTTTTATTTTTTAGGTACCAATAAAACGAAATGACGGAAATTATTTTAGGACAAGATGTCAATCTGGTGGGTCCGGGGTAAAATGGTTTCGGTTGGATTGGTTTTGATTTTGAAAATTGGAAAAATTTGGTTCCGAAAAAATTTGAAAACTGTCCTATATATGTTTGGTGAAATTTTAAGTTTTGATTTTGAAATGTCGCCTCGGCCCCGTATGGGCACCGCGCGAAATTTTTTAGCGGAAAATTTTTTTTTTTTTTTTTTTTTTTTTGG